ATCGGCTCGTGCGGCGCGGGCTCGCCCGGCTCGGTGTCGTCGTCCGGCTCGGGCGCTGGCGCGGCCTTGGCGGGCGCCGGGGCGGTGTCCTTGGCCGGCGGCGCGTCCTTCGTTGGCGCGGCCTCGGGCGCCGGGCGTGGCGCCTCCGGCTCCGGCGCGGGCGACGCTCCGTCCTCCGGATTGCCGCCCTTCAGGAATGCGTCAAGCTGTCCGCTCATGATGTCCCCGCCTGCTCCGGCGGCGCCAGCGCGTTGTGCCGCGCGATCATCGTGTCATTGATGCGCTGCACCGCGCTGTGCCGCAGATCGTTGGCCCGCGCCTCGTCCACCGCCGCCTTGGCGTGCAACCCGCGCAGGTTCGCCCCGTCCATCGCCGCCTGCACTTCCGGCGGCACCACCGTGCCCGGATCGGACGGCGGGTCGGGCGGCGCGGACAGGTCGTTGAACATGGTGTGCGTCTCGGCGATGTGATGCACCGTCGCGTGCTGCCGCTCCTTGGCCAGCGCGAAGTCGGCGGCCGCCTTGCCCTGGGTCGCGGTGATGTCGGCCTGCGCCTTGTCCTGGGCCATCTTCTGGACGACCTGCTGCTGTTGCGCCGCCGCCTGCTGGTGTTCCTTCAACATCTCCAGCAACTGGTCCTTGTTTCGCAAATTCGACGCCGCGATCAGGATCTCCGGCGGGATCAGCCCCGGCTGCGTGCCGGCCAACTGGATCAGCACCTGGAACTGCTCGGCCTGGATCGAGGGCACGTCGATCCCCTCCTCGATCGTCACGTCGATGTCCATGTCGGTGATGTCGTTGTCGATCCGTATCACCTGCTGGAGGCGCGGATCGCCGGGCATCAGTTGCATCCGCTGCATCGCCATGGCGCGCTGCTGCTCGGGCATCGCCGCGAGTTCGTCCATCAGCCGCACCGGCTGATTGATGCCAACCCATTTCGTGGCGCCGAGGTCGTCGGTCACCCGCACCCAGCGCCCGGCGCCCCAGTATTGCCGCGCCGCCATCCACGCCACTTCCCAGACCGAGCGCGCCCACATCCGCACCGTGTCCGCGATCGGCTCATGCGCCGCCGCGCCGCCGGCCTGCTGCGCGAGGATCGCGCGGCCCGAGAGTTCGCGCGGATCGGTGCCCGACATCGAGGCGTTCGGCCCCGACGCCTGCATCTCGGCGGTGGCGTGTTGCAGCAGCTTGAACTGGCCCTCGGCGAGGTCCGCCCCGTCCGTCAATTCGAATTTCAGTCCGGGGTTGATGACGATCAGACCGTCGGGCCGCGCCACCTCGCGCCGCGCCTTGTCGATGTCGGCGACCGCGCCGTCCTCCATCACCACTTGCTTAACGCTCAACAAATGCAACGCCTTGGACCGCCGCTTGTTGATCTCGTCCTGCTCGCTGATGAGGTCGCGGACCATGCCGTAACGATTGTTCTCGCGGTCGGTGTGCGCCGAGGCCATCAGCAGCCCGCTCGTCGAGCGGCCCTTGTGGTCGAGGAACTTCGAGCGCATCGGCTCGGCGAGGAAGCCAACGCGGGTCAGCGTGGCGAACCACCACTCGTCGCGTTCCTGCCAGTGGCATTGCACGATCCGCACCCGCTCGCGCTTGCTGTCACACCACAGCACCTCGTTCGGCCGGTCGCCGTAAGATCCCGTCTGCGTCGCGAACGTGTCGCTGATCAGGTCCTCCGCGTCCGGCCACATCTCATAAGCCTGGTCGCGGTCCATCCAGATCACGATGCCTTTGTACCGCGCGTCGCTAAAGTCCAGTCGCCGCGAGTGTGGGTCCCAGAACAGCCGGTCGTAAGGCACCTGCGTGATGGTGATGTTCGCGCCGCCTTTGCCGTCGTCCTCCAGCCCGAGCTCGGCGCCGCCCACGCCCTCGACCAGCAGGTTCTCATACACATCGCTGCGAACGAGTGGGAAATTGTTGTCGTCGGCGATGTAACGCAGCGCCTGCGTCGCGGCGTCGGCCTTGTCCTCGTCCGTCGGATTGCGCGCGAACGCCTTCGGATCGGTGCGCGACTTGCGCTCCAGCCCGCACATCAACTCGACTTTCCGGGAACAATAATTGATCGTCACATCCGGCTGGCCGCGATCGCGCAACGCCTTCAGTTCAGTATCGCTCCACTGAAAGCCGCAGACGTAATCGCGGTCGCGCAACGACAACTGACGGCCCTCATGCGTCGCCCGCTCGCCGTCCTCGAACCACTGCACCATGCGCGCGTGCAGGTCGTCGAGGTTTCGTGGGTAACGATCGGACGCGATACCCGGCCCGGCCTTTGGCCGCGACGCTTCGGCGGCCTCGGGCGCGGTGGGCGGATCGGGATACAGCGCCTGAGACACTAGCCGACGGTCTCCTTGATTGACCCCTTGCGCGCCGCGTCCATGGCGTCGGTGAACCAGATCAGCAGCCACTCACGCTCGACCTTGATGCCTTGCGCCTCGGCGTTCTGAGCCGCCGCCTCGGTCCATTTCGCGGGATCGTCGCCGACCGCGCGCTGGAACTCGGCGCCGCTCATCGCCTCATAATCAGGCATCGTTGCCCCCCGTTCGCGTGTAATGGTCACGCATGGCTTCGGCGAAGAACGCGGCATCCCACTCCAGATAAGCCCGCGACGGCGGGGCCGGAGGAACGCGTCCGAATCTTCGCCGGATCCACCAGAAGAGAGTCCGCCACCATGATCGGATGTTCACGGCTCAATCCCCCTGTCCGAAAACGACCGTATACGGACAGGCACTTTTCCCCTGTCCAGAATATAGCGTTTCGCCATTGTGGACGGTTAAATCCGGCGGACATCGTTTTCGGACGCTCACGCCACCCTCCAGTCGCGCAACGGGCGCTCGTCGCGCGCGAACGCCGCGTCCCAACTGTCCACCACCTTTGGCCGCTCCATGTCGCGAACGTAAGGACGCGACATCATCGCGTATCTTGCGGAGTCGCAACAATGATCTTCCGATTCCGTATCGACATCCTCGGCCCGGCTCGCGTCGTGTTGCAAGGCCGGAAGCGTTCTGATCACATCCTTCGCGGTCGAGAAGAACACGACCATCGGCTTGTCGTCCGCGTCACCAACCAGTCGCGCCCTGACCTGATCCCAGCCGCCCATGGCGCCGCGCTGTGGCACCCGCTTGTTGTCCGCCGGGCGAAACACAATGCGCGCCGCGCGGGTCATGCGCATCGCGATGCTCGGGCCGCCGTCCTCGGCGAAGATCGAGGGATCGGCGACGCCAACCATCATGCCGCTGGCCGGTTTCGGGTCGTCACGCTCGCGGTCCCTGATCCCCTCTGCGACCTGTTCCGCCGTCATGTGCAGCCCCACATTCGGCTCGCCCGGCTTCATGCCGTACCACTCTCTGTAGCAGACCAGGCAGCCGCGCGCGATATCCGGTAGTGTCCCATCCGAAACGGCCCACCAATGAACAGCGAACGGCCTGGCCGATCCCCAGTCGAAACTGCGAAACCGCGCCCAGTGCTCCGGCAGCGCGCGCGGCGCGATGATGTGCCGGTCCGCCGAAAACTCGGAGAAAAACGCGCCCGCGATGACCGACCAGTCACCTTCGAGCCACGCGCGGACCAGCTCTGGCGTGCCGACGCCGCGCAGCCGCCGGACGTAGTCCGCCCCGAGGTATTTGTTCTGAGCGACGCGCGACGGCAGGTAGATCCGCTCCGAGCCCGTCTCCGGGTCGGTGATGACTTTCCAGCCGCGGGGAGCCGGATCGATGTAACGGGCCTTGACCCACTGGTGCCCCGAACCACCTGGATTCCCGGTCAGCCGCATGCCAACAGGAACACCCGTGCCGCTCCGCAGGGTGGCCATCAATTTCATTATTGGTGTTGGTGACGGGAAGTTTCCCACTTCCTCAACATAACATCTTGTAAACGACGCGCCTTGAAAAGCGTCCGCATCAGAGTCTCGATCCAGATACGAGAACGTCAGGCGCGCGCCGCCCGGCATGATCACGCGCATGGGTTGATAAGTGAACCGCGCGCCGAGCTTGCCGTAGATGACACGCGCGCGCTCGTGTGTCTCAAGCAATTCCGTGCGGCTTCGCCGGACCATCAGCCCGATGGCGTTTTCCTTGAATTGGTCCGCGTGGTTCAGCCAGTCGCCGAGCACGCCATCGGTTTTCCCGCCGCCGCGACTGCCACCTCCGAACACTTCCTCAATGGGACAGGACAGAAACGCCGCCTGCCACGGCTGCGGTTCCCAGCAAACATTCACGGTGACGGCTCGCGCTCCGTCTCCGGGACATACGCGTCCATCCATTGCTTCACCGACTCGACCGGCGTCGGCATGCGCACGACGTAGCTCTGTCCCGGCGGATTGAGCGGCGCCCCGCCCGGCCCGCTGAACTCATGCTTCTCGGACCAGCCCATGCGGGCCTGCGTCCACCACTTCGCCGCCGTCACCGCCGCGTTGGCTGTCGCATTGGGATGATCGCCGGTCGCGTGCCGGTAGAGGTTCGCGATGACCATCGCGTTGGCGAGGATGCCGCCGGCTTTCAGTTCCGTTTTGTAGCGGGTTTTGAGCGTGCTCCGGCTGATGCCGATCGCGGCGGCGATGTCGTCATAGATGATGCCGCCCGCGACCATCATGCGGACCATGCGCCGCTCCCGCTCGGTCGGGACATGCGTGGGTGGAGGCATGGATGAATTCCCCTGTC